TGAGGGAGTCACCTTCAGGATGTATACGGCATCCGCTGGCTTCACGGCAACCATAGATCGTGTTCGATATGGTGTCGGCATAGTACCCGAAACTGGCGGCAACACGCACGATCCACAGGGTCTTCCCCTTGGTGCAAGCGGCAGTGTCGAGGGATACATAGAAGCGAGGGGATTCAGTTATTCCTATTGGCGCGTATATCATCATCCCAACACCCGTGGAATCTATGGTCTGACTGGTGTCTGGAATGGCTCGACGGGGGCTGGAGCATCCTTTGGTTCTGTTGCACTCAAGCCCTTCTTCAGAATGCCCATAGGATATCACTTCCACTCAGACTCCATTGGAACTCCATATCAGGGAACCACAGGAGACAACCTAGAATATGGTCTGATCGAAAGCACAACCCTAGTATCACCGAACTTCTAATATGGCAAACAACGCTCTAAAGACAATGCTTAAGACCAACCTGATCGAAATGATTCAGGAAGGTATTATGAACAGCAACGAATATTATCTTTTCGTCAGCCGTGCTACGCCATACGAGGACAATCCAGCAACCACATCGGTGGTCGAGAGCGATTCGGTCATTCCTTCCGTGGGCGAGTCCTCCAGGAATGTCTACGACACTTTCCGAAACATCATCTTCATCAAGCGCATCAGACCGGAAAACCTAAAACTATCCGTTCCGAGGATCGACTGGACAAGCGGAGATGTCTATACGGCATACTCCGAGACGACCGACATGGCAGGGCAGAACTACTATGCCATGACGAGCGACTACAATGTCTACAAGTGCATGAAGAGCAATCGTGCATCTCAGATCATGCCCACGGGCAAGTCTGCCGACATCATCAGCCTAGCCGATGGCTATAAGTGGAAGTACATCTATACCGTACCAGAGGACTATCTTCGATATGTCACGCTGGATCATATTCCCGTATTCATTGGCGACGAGAACTTCCCCGAACAGAAGCAGGTTCAGGATTCCGCACTGCCCGGATCAATCGACACGGTTACGCTGAATGCAAACCTAAGCCCGACATTCGACAAGATATACCGGCTTGAGCGTTCGTTCGAAAACAACAATGCAGCCATGTTCGCAGATCTTGGAATAACCGCAAATGTTGCTGGCTCGACATATGTGTCCTTCAGTCCAGCAGGAGAACAGGACAATCCTGCGAATGGATTCTGGAACGACTATGCGATATATGTCACGCAGGGACCAGGAATCGGTCAATACTTCCGTATAGTTGACTTCAAGAAGGGTGGGAATGCAGGAAGCAGTTACTTCTATGCCAGCGTTTATCCACCACTCAGCAGGGATATATCCGTACCCGACTCGTTGTTCAAGATCGTCCCCTATATGGTGGTGGATGGTGATGGAAGCGAAGCGGTCGTTGTCCCGAATACATCGGGTGTGAAGAAAATAGCATCGGTTTCTCTGATCAATCCTGGGTACAACTACACATATGCACAGCCACGGGTAGTTACCGAGAGCAGCAATGTGACAATAGGATCGGCGATAGCATCACTCAATGATTCCATCTCTGCCAGCCTATCCACCCACATTGGTCACGGTGCGGATGCAATCCGTGAGTTCGGTGCAGCGGATCTCATGATGGCTATGGAGATCGACGGAACCGAGGGAGGAAAGATATCCACCCGCAACGACTATCGCCAGTTCGGAATACTCAAGAGTCCATATCTCTATGGAGGATTGACCCTTGCAGGAGCAGAGGAAGCGATATCACTGAAGGCTTTGATACGGAAGCAGCCGACCAAGACAGACTCCTATTCGATATCCACATTTGTTCCAGGAAACTACATCGTTGGCAAGGAGACACGGGCTACTGCAAGGATCCTCGACAACGAGGTCATTCCTGGTTCCCGCTTCCATCGTCTCTACCTTACTGAGGTTGTGGGAGATTTCCGGTTTGCACAGGATTCGTCAATCAATACACGGGTCTATTTCTCCAGTGGATTCTCGGGAGCAGTTGCAACGGGAGATGTTGCACAGCAGTTTGCATCTTCTAATGGAACGACATTGACCGCATCAGGAACGATCATATCGTTCAATAAGCCAGAGCAGAACATGGTGATAGAGACCTCGTATGGCTCATTCACCCAAGGAAGAACCATATTCTTCCCATCAGGAGATACTCTAGGTTCTGAGAACACTCTCGACATCGATGATGACTTCGGTGAACTATTCGGTCAGGTTTCTCTAGGTTCCACCAGTGGAAGTCAGTTCCTCTCTTTCGGTGGTGACGAGGTATTTGGGCGTCTTGCATCCACGGCATTCGTCCCTACGGTCATAGAGAATCTCGGAGAATATCGTGCAACTACCAAGATTCAAATCATCGCTCCAAGCAACTTTACGGATCGGGTGATATCAGGATCAGCCGCTCTTGATGGCACCATCAAGCAAATAGATTCCACCACACTCAAGAAGACAACGGCAGACATCGTTGACTTCGTGGTTGATGGTGGCATAGGACTGACAGGTATGCTGCATCTCAGCAACCTGACGGGAACTTTCAACACGACCGACAGCCTCACATTCACACCGTATGGAACAACCGCAGATTCTGCACTCACGACTGTTTCGATCAACGCTATCTACAATCCAGAGATTGCCATAGGTTCTGGAGAGTTGTTATACATAGAAAATGTACGACCAATAGAGAGAAATATCGAACAATCTGAAGAGTTCAAGATTGTGATTGGTTTCTAGGAGCAAGATTAGATGCCTTCTTACGATCCTTCCCTTTTCAATGTAAATCCATACTACGATGACTTCAACGAGGACAAGAAGTTCCTCCGTATGCTTTTTCGTCCGGGCTATGCGGTTCAGTCGAGGGAACTCACACAACTTCAGACGGTCCTACAGAATCAGATTGAGCGTTTCGGAAATCACATCTTCAAGGATGGAAGCCGCATCATCGGCGGTGAGATATCGACACAGACATTGAACTTCGTCCGTGTCTTTCCACAGACACAGACATCCCCAATATTCACCATCGCATCATCCGATCTCGTAGGCTATAATCTCATTCAGACGGATGGTAGCGGAAACATCATAGCCAAGGCAAAGGTCGTTGACTATCTTCCATCATACAGCGCGGCAGACCCTTATGGGGTTGCAGTTGTATCGTATATGTCGGGAACTCAGTTCACTGCCGGAACGACTATTGCATCGGATAATCCCGACAAGGTGATGGAACTCAAAGTCTCTCCTGCAAGCACTACGGTTCCTCCGGTCGGAAAGTGCAGAATCGTCGCGACAAGCGAGGGAATCTACTATGTCAGCGGGTTCTTTGTCAAGACAGACAATCAGTTGGATCCTGCATATACCGTCAGCAATGAGATCAGAAACTTCGTCAGCCCAACGGGAATCATGGGTTTCGATGTGCAATCGACCATCATCACCGAGAAGGATGACTACAGCATCAAGGATCCTGCAAACGGCTCCTACAACTACAATGCACCCGGCGCACATCGGTACAAGATAGATTTGGTGCTGAAGTTCCTTGAAACCACGGCAGGAGCAAACTTCATCGAACTCGTCACCTATCTTGATGGAGAGATCCTCAAGAAGGTCGATACGACACAGTATTCCGATCTCATCAAGTTGTTCGCACAGCGCACATATGATGAAAGCGGAAACTACATCGTCAAGCCTTTCGACATCTCCTTCCGCGACGGAGATGCCACAAAGTTCTATGCGGATGTAGGATCGGGCAAGGCATATGTCTTCGGCTACGAGTACGAGACTAAGTTCAAGGACATAGTCGAAGTTTCCACTGCAAGGACAACAGCAGAATATGTCGATGCAGAGATAGACAACTATTTCGGAAACTACATCGTCGGTCAGTATGACCCACAGACTGCTGGTACCAGATTCAATTCGCTGTTCTCGTCGGTTCAGGGAAGCATTGGCGAGAAGACCCTTGCATACTGGGTATATGGAAACACCGCTCCGCTAACCGATACAAACCTAGTTGGTCTTTCGGGATCTGTGTTCTCCGCATTGCTTGTCAAGGTCGAGCCGAACGACGATCAGTTCTCGACTCAGGGTGCCACGATGCAGTTCAAGGCATATCTGTCGAACCTGCAATACTTCAATCCAACCGGCAACATGACGCAAGGATTGAATCTCTATCTCTTCTCACAGGAGACGAATGTCTCGGAGAAGTTGTTGAGCAACATCACTTTGTACAGGACAAGCAATCCGACCAGTACATCCAGACTTCCCAAGTTCAGCGACATCACAAGTCAGGATCTGCTCTATCCAATCAATGGAAATACTCCATCCACGATGGTTCAGCATGTGCAGGAGGTATCCTACATCCATGATGTGTTCCGTGGATTCGTGGTCGATGCAGCAAATCCATATCCGTCGATTGCACTTGCACAGGGTGTTGACTTCAACTGGTGCTTCCACAATGGATTCGTTCCCGATGGAAACGACATAGCACTTGACGATACCGATGGATACTATGTGGTCTACGAGTCGGGAAATGCCATGACTCGCGGAACGGCGATCAAGATCGTCGGAAACTCCACTTCAGTTGCTGCTGGTCAGACGAAAGTCACTGCAAAGATCACTCAGGATGGCGATTATGTTCAAATCACATCCGCACTTCCATTTGGCTCATACTACCTCATCGGTAAGTCAAAGAATGTTGGCGATCAGATCACCAATGCCTCCAACAAGGCTACCAAGATTCGAACGAAGACACTCACCACGGCAACCGAGACGATCACAGAGACCACGAATACTCTGAATACCTTGAAGAGGAACATCAGGAAGAATACCGCTGGTTCGATCTACGACATGTACTTTGTGTTGGATCAGGCAGATGTCTTCAGGATCTATAGCATCACCGACAGAGTCGGAAACGACATAAGCGATGAGTTCATGTTCGACAGCGGACAGCGCGATGCCGTATATCTACTCGGTCGTCTCTATGTGAAGCCAGACTACTACAGCAAGTATGACAATGGACAGAGTTTCCAGATCAATGTGTTGTATTCATACTTCACACACTCTGGCTATGGTCCGTTCCTTGCCGAATCCTATGCTGGCATTTCGTATGACAACATCCCCACATTCGTCAGTCCATATACTGGAAAGTCGATCAATCTTGCCAATGCTGCGGACTTCCGCTATGTTGCCAAGATCGTGGGATATGCATCGTTTGGAGCAACGGCAGGAAGCACGGCATCCATCGTTTCATCCGGTGCGTTCAACAGACCAGTGATTCACTATTCCAACGGATTCGTTCCTGGTCAGTCGAGCCTGATGTCAACGCATACCGCATATCTTCCAAGAATCGACAAGGTCGTTGTCGGAAAGAACATTGCGGCAGACGAACTCGGAGATGTCACAACGCTCCGCATCATACAGGGAAATGCAAACGATTCACCGACTATCCCAGAGGATCTTGGCGATTCCATGACGCTGTTCGTCCTCAGCGTTCCCGCATACACATTCAATGCAAAGGATGTCAAGGCTCAGTCCATCGCGAACAACAGGTTCACGATGAAGGACATCGGAACCATCTCCAAGAGAGTGGACAACCTTGAGCAGTATGCCATCCTCAATGATCTTGAACTCAGCGTTGCCAACAGGAACATACTGAACTCATTTGGCGATTCTGCGATCAAGAAGGCTATCCTTGTCGATACCTTCGAAGGTCATTCGGTTGGCGATGTCATGAATCTCGACTACCGATGTGCAATCGATGTCGAGCGCGGGGAACTCAAGCCATCCTTCTCATCCAATGCATACGGATTTGCATACAACTTGATCGGGCAGGGGCTTACCCTTACCACGGACAACATCCTATGCTCCACCTTCACCTCGACCACTGCAATGTCGCAGGAGAAGGCAAGCACCACCACGAAGGTAAATCCATTCGGTCTTCCGAACTGGGTCGGCAACATCAAGATAACCCCACACTCCGACTATTGGTACGACACCGAGACAAGACCACTCATCAAGAGCAATGACACCGGCATCAACGATGCATGGCTCATCAGCAACATGAATGATTCGGCTGGTCATGGTTCGCAGTGGAACGATTGGGAGAGCATCTGGACAGGAATCTCCGTCGAACTGACCGAGGCTGAATCCAAGAAGAACGCGGATTTCTTCGCCAAGGGAAGGGAGAAGGAGAACAGCAACGACATCACCAAGAGATGGAAGACGAAGGAAAGCGTTGTCCGTTACAGCGATAGCGTCGATGCCACGAAGGACAGGTATACGGCAGACTTCCGCAAGAAGGAATACTATGCCGAGGTTCTTCCCAATACACTGTTGAACAAGAGCATCGTCCCGATGATGCGGGCAAAGACCGTCACATTCGATGTGTACAACATGAAGCCCAATACTCAGGTTCATGTGTTCTTCGACAATGTCAATGTGAACCAATACTGCACCTACAATGGTTCCGCTGGTCCGTTCACCACTTCCGTGACAGATGGATCCATCGAAGGAATCGTGTTCAACATCCCACATCAGATGTTCGAATGTGGTGAGAAGATACTCCGCGTACTGGATGATTCCACCAATGACATTGCCAATGCCACGACACTTGCAGAGGGAATCTTCTACAGCACGGGAATCAAGACAGAGAACCCATTGGGTATCTCCTCCATCCGTCCCGTCGAGATCCGCAAGCAGACCCCGAACAGCAGCAAGATCGTCTCCAACCCGCTCTATCGCAGCAAGAACATCAATACCACCAAGTTCAATCAGTGGATCGATCCCCTTGCACAGACATTCGAGGTGGGCGAGGGTCAATACCCGAATGGATTCTATCTTGAGAGCGTGGATCTATACTTTGCAACCAAGGATGCGGATATGCCAGTGACGGTGGAGATTTGTCCATCGATTGGTGGAATCCCGCATCCGACCGTGGTGCTTCCATTCAGCACGGTGGTCAAGAAGCCATCGGCAGTCACGGCAAATGCCACGACTCCGACTGCAACCAACTTCAAGTTCTCGACACCCGTGTACCTTGGTCCTGGCGAATATTCGCTGGTTGTCAGGGCAAACACCCCGAAGTACTCGCTCTTCGTGGCAAACATCGGGGAGATCGACCTGTTGACGGATGATAGGATTTCGACCACATTCCCCGGTGGAGTCCTCTTCAAGGCTCAGAATAGTTCGGAGGCATCGGGAGATGCAAACACCGACTTGATGTTCAAGTTGAATCGTTGCCAGTTCACTGCTCCGTCATCACAGGCAATCGTGCTGAACAACATCGCACAGGCTACGAACGAGGCAATCAACACGATTCAGCCGAATCTCTTTGCATTCTATCCCCCCAATGTGACGACGATCAGCACCATGCTTTCCCTCGGAAGCAACGATTACAATGTGACTCCAGGGAGAAACCTCAATCTCGACGCAGTCTACAATGCAACAAGTGGAATCGACATGACCATCAATGCAAGCAATACCAGCAATGGTCTTGCGACAGTCATGATCGATATGGACAGGACCAATGCCGTGGTGGTCTCCAACATCATCAATAGCAGCGAGTCAAGCACGACAGTGGAACAGGCACCATCGTCGGGAAGAAATGACGATACCGCGAGGTATATCAGCAAGAAGGTCGTGCTTCCCGAGGAACAGACCGCAGTTCAACTGAAGGTAATAATGGATGCCCTTTATCCCAAGAACACCTTCATCCGTGTCTATGCTCTTGCATACAACTCCGCACAACTCACCACCGATGTCGGAGATCAGCCATACAAGAGGATGGAAATCGAACCGACGAGCAAGTTCTATCAGGGTGGTGCATTCACATATTCGCAGAATCCCGAGGATTTCCGCGAGATTTCGTTCACCGCAACCCCGCTCAACGGAGAGAAGTTCGATACATTCGCAGTCAAGATCTGCATGTACAGCACCGATCCCGTCAAGGTTCCCGTCATCAAGAACCTCAGAATAGTGGCAATCGAATGAACGACTTTGTGAGAGACAAGACTACAGGAGCATTGATCTTCCGCAATCCTGAGAAGGAGCGGGAGATCATGCATCAGAGAAGCATGAGGGACGAGATAAAGACCCTTCGCGAAGAGATAAATACTCTTAAGAGACAGGTACAGGAACTACTAGCAGCGAGAAACTGAGATGCCGACAGGTCCAGCAAGCAGCAGTTACATCATCCCCCCGTTGACCTTGTCAGATACCTTCTATGAATGGTATGCCCTGACGAACAACGAGGTAATCGACAAGTTGAACCGACTCAAGGTCTATACCCTTGCAGGAGCAACTGGTGTATCCGTGAGCCTTGCCGACACTGGCGTTGCCACGGTCTATCTCGCAGATACCATTACAGGAAACCATGCATTCTCAGGAAACATCACATTCAATGGAACCGTGACCACGATCAATACGAACCTCGTCACCATTGATGACTATAATCTGGTTCTTGGTGCAGTTGGCTCCGATGGTGGTAGCGGCGGAACATCCGATACCATAATCACCAATGCAGGTGGTGGCG